AATTAAAAAAGGAATATCAATGAGAAAAATTGCAAAACAATATGGTACAAACCATAGAACAGTTGGGAATATAGTAAATAAGTTTAACAATCTAAAAATCAATTAGTTATGGGCAGATATTATGCAGGCGATATCAATGGTAAGTTTTGGTTCGCGCTGCAATCAAGTGAAGCGGCAAGTAGGTTTGGTGGACATAAGTGCCAACCTGAGTACATTGATTATCACTTCAATGAAGAGGAACATCTAGAAGAGGTGGAGAATGAGATTAAAAGTATAGAGGAGAGTTTAGGGTCTAAGTACGATGTAATTGTAGAGTTCTTTAAGAACAATAATGGCTACAATGATGAGATGATTAAACCATTCTTTACTACTGAAGAATTGAGTAACTATGCCGACTTGCTATTGGGTAGAGAGATAAGAGATTGCATTAAAGAACAAGGGGGTTGTGATTTTACAGCAGAGTTATGAACAATTATTGGTGCAAATGAACTATCTTTACATTTAATCTAATCAAATTATGGAAAAAAACACAAAAGCAAATGGTACATTGATTTTATCAGATGGTACCACAAGAACAATGGAGTTCAATGAGTCTCATGTAACTCTTAGCGAAATGCAAGCCTGTGTAGGTGGATACGTTGAGCTTGTATACTTAAAAGACGGGGTAATATTAGTTGTAAATGAAGAGGGCAAAATGAACAATCTAAAGCCAAACATTATTGCAACAGAATTAGCAGGTCTTCCCGATGATTATATTGTCGGAGATGTATTATTAATCAGTTCAAAATTTATAAACTAAGCATATGGAAAATTATAACGTGTCATTCGCTGACAGAATAGATTGGTGGCAACACCAATTCAGGGGGAGCTTTAACTTACAATTATATTTACAAATTTGCAATGCAAAACGAAACAAAATAAACTAAAAACTAAAATTATGAAAACTTTATTAATGACAATAGGATTAGCACTAAGCTATACAGCAAGTGCACAATGGATATACAAAACAGTTGATAATGGATTTGATGCTCCATATAAAATTGCACATACTAATGGTTATGAAAATCAATTTTTAAAACTTGAGAATTATAATAATGAAATATCTTTTTATATTGGTGGTGTATACATATGTGACGAGGGAGTCAATGTGGACATGTCTTTTTTAGTTAACGGGGTATATCAAAAATATAATATATTAGATTGCTCTGTTTCTGAGGACAACAGGACATTATTCTTTATGGACAATCTAACAACACACGAGATATTTTCTAGCTTTAAGACTGCTTCATCAATAAAGATAAGAATCAACGATGCAACATGTGGCATAGTAACATATGAATTTAAGATGTCAGGAAGCACAAGTGCATATAACTATGTGGTTGCTCCTTGAAACACTTTGTAAGGTATCTATTGGTATGGGTGAGCCAAAACTTATCCATACCTTTTTGGATGGTTGGTCATGTACATCTATCAACGAATGTATATGCTGATATCCATGAGATATTAATGTCCTTTGGTATGAATATCATTGTGGCAGTAGGATTTATTATTGACTATAAAAAAACAAAAAAAGATGAAGATAACAGAAGAGACAACATTAGATGATGCAATTGACTATTGTCATGAGCATTCAGGTAAGTTCATAACAGATATGAATGACAGGGGACTTGAGGGAGGCAAATTATTTCATGGGCTAATGGACATATTAGAGAGTGGAAACATTTCACCATTAGACCTAGCAGATTATGGTATGGATTATTAAAACATAGAAATATGATAGAAGAGATTATTGAATACATAAACGTAAATGATTTGAAAGTAAAAAGTAGATATAGACATGTGTTATACAAGAGATACTATATTTACAATTTGCTAAGAAATAATGGGTTATCGCTATCACGCATAGGCAGGATGTTTAATCAAACTCACGCAACAGTTTTGCATGGGATTGCAAATCATAATGTATGGTACAAGGCTAAAGACCCAATCTATTTGCTTCATACTAGAGAGCTAAGGGAGATGTTTGTTGCTCGTCAATATTATACTCCATTGAGGACAAAGATATTGGAGTGTGATGATATAAAGACTTTAGAAAAGATAAAGAATCAGATTAAAAACAATTATTATTAACCAAAAAAAAAGTGACTTATGAAAAAACTAAAGCAATTGCGTGATTACATTTACACGAGAATAATAATGTATTTATATAGGAAGCTTGATTAACTAATCTTTTAATAACAAGACAAATGAAGCAAGAAGTATTTATACATATCCTTAATAAGATTAGGGATAAATCTAATAAAATTAACGAACTATATTATTTAGGCATAGACCTTATTAATTTCTCAGATGACTCTAATGAAGTAATAGATATTCTATTAAATGTTTACTATGGTAAAGAAGGAGCAGATTGGATAGATTGGTATTTATGGGAGAGAGAATCTGATGGTGACGAATACCAAGCCATGGATAAAGATGGCAATCCAATTTGCTATGATGACATTTCATTATGGGAAGAGGTAGAGAGATGTAGATTAGAAAATAAGGAAGAGTATAACTTACCTGTTAGACTAACTGATGAGGAGAGAGAAGAAATATTAAACATGATTGCAAAAGGAATGTGACTAATATATTAGCTATTTATACCTTTTTGTCACAATTCTAGCTAATATATGTGACAGTTTTATATTGCAGAAAGTATGATATTTTCATATTAATAGCAATTAAAACCTATATGTAGCCAAAACTACCAATTTTAACCACCTTTGGCGAAGTATAGCATAACAAAACAATAAAAGATAAGGGGTAAAAGTTGCCCCATTACTTAAATAGAAATGATATGAAACAAACAGCAGTAGAATGGTTAGGTAAAGAATTAGAATCATATGGTGACCCACAATTTTGTGAAATAGAATGGGAACAATTAGATTCATTAATACAACAAGTAAAAGAAATGGAGAAGGAGCAGATAGTTGATGCTTATAGAGATGGAAGGTCAGACCAACAATCAGATAGACAAAGTAGATTCTATAATAGAATGGCTGAAAATTACTACAATGAAACCTTTAAAAACACGGACAATGAAACAGATAGTATATAACTCAGTAAAATGCCTTGAGTGTAATGAGGTATTAGTAAGTAGACATAGGCATGACTATGTAACATGTGGTTGCCCCAATGATGCTATGGCAGATGGTGGCAATGAGTATGAAAGGTATGGTGCAATGGATATGGATAAGATTGAAACTTATTATGTCTATGCAGACGATGACTTTGAGCTTGTCAGACAATATGCAACAAGAGGTAGTAGAGGTAAGGATGGTAAGCAACCACTAACTTGGATAGCCATAGCTGATATGGATGATGACTACCTAGAGGCAATACTTGACTATGGTGGTGCTGATTGGCACCTTGATATCATTAACAAAGAGATAGCATACAGAGATAGTTTATTAATTAAAAAACAGGACAAATGAAAGTAATAATTGAGTATGAATTTGAAGAACAAGACGATGCAAGGACTGCATTAGATGGATACAAATGGAAGATAGCTATGTGGGATTTAGACCAAGAATTGAGAGGTATAGCAAAGTATGGAGCCATTGACAACAGAGAAGCTACAGAAGCTGAGAGAGATATGGCTGATAAGATAAGAGAATCAATCAGAGAGACATTAAATAATTATAACTTAAACTTAGAGTAACATGAAACAGACAGCAATGCAAGAAGTAAACAAAATGTTTGCAGAATTAAACCCTGATGAATTTTATGGGTGGTTTTGGAATAACAGAGACAGACTATTAGAAATAGATAAAGAAAAAATAGTTGAGGCTCACGGAAATAAATTGAAAAAAAGTAAAGACGTTGGGAATTATGAGTATTGGGTTAGTGGTGAAGACTACTATACTAAAACTTTTACAAAATAAATCAAAATAAATTAGGAAATGTAATATAGTTAAACTATATTTGTACTATTATTAATCAAATCTAAATCAAAATCAAATGGAAAGAATCGCAGCAGGGCTATTAAGCCTTACCCTAATTGTGCCGTATATTTTTTGCTTTTACTTTTTAGTAAGAGTATTATGGGAATCAATTATCATTTCAACTAATACCTTTGAGGTATTTGGAACAGTGTTAATGTCAATATTTTTTATTGCTATAATGATTATAAGTGGGATACTTCTTATAGCATATAGCTATTCATCTATACAAAAAGAAAAATGAAAAAAGAAATCTTTAATCAGTATGTAAATACGATATCATCTTTGATGGGTATCAAAAAGGAAGAGTTATTTGTAAAGTCTAAAAATAGAGAGTTAGTAGATGCGAGACATCTTCTTTACTATCTTTGCTTCCATAGACCAATGCGTATAATGTATATACAAAAACACATGAAAGATAATGGATACGACATCAGTCATAATTCAGTAATTCATGGTATAAACATTGTGACTCAAAGGTTAGCAGAAGATGCAGACTACACATTTATTATTAACGGAATAGAAAAATCAGTAATCAATTAAATCTAAATAAAAATGAAAACAAACACAACGTTTGAAAAATTGTCGGCTATCAATGTAAACGACAAAGTAGAAAAGAAAAGTAACCTAACCTATTTATCTTGGGCTTGGGCTTGGAGTGAGGCAAAGAAGTCCTTCCCTGATGCTTCTTATAGAGTAATATCAGATATCAGTACTAACAAGCCATACTTCTATGATGAAGCACTTGGATACATGGTAATGACAGAGGTAACTATAGAAGGAGAATCTTTAGAAATGTGGCTTCCTGTTATGGATGGAGCAAACAAATCAATGTTAGCTCAGTCATATGCTTATCAAACAAGATACGGAGAGAAGACTGTTGATGCTGCTACAATGTTTGATATCAACAAAACATTAATGAGGTGCTTAGTTAAGAACTTAGCTATGTTTGGCTTGGGCATTTATATCTATGCCGGTGAGGACTTACCTGAATCAGAGACTGCCACTGTAGTTGCACCTGCTAAGAAAGAGGTTGTATTAGAGGCTCTTAAGAAAGGTACTGAAAATTGGGAGAAGGTTGCGAAGTATGTATATCTAAACAAAGAGATTGGATTAGATAAGCTAATGCAACAACTCACTATCAAGTACACCATCGGCGCAGATGTGAAAAAAGAAATATCTAATTTAATAAAGCAAGACTAATATGAAGCACGAAGAAGTAATAGAGCTTTTAAGAAATGACCAAGAGTATTATGGAGGTATTGGTAAGCAATACATGTCTAACTCTGACATAGGTGTTCTTCTATCTAATCCAAAGTTATACGGGTCCTATAGAGGAGACAACAAGAGTTTTGCTGCAGGAAGGTACTTCCATCAGTTAATTCTTGAGCCTGATAAGGCGGTTGACTTTAAATATATTGATACAGGTACTAGGCTTACCAAAGAGTATAAGGAGTTTGTAAAAACAAATAACCTTGATTTTTGTTTACTTAAGAAAGAGAAGGAGGAGATAGAAGACTTGGTAAAGGTTATGACAGGAAACTTTTCTTTTTTCGAGCAGATATACAAAGATGGGAACCAATATGAAGTGCCGGCGATTGGAGAGATACAAGGTATGATGTGGAAGGGTAAGGCAGATATAATAACAGATGACTGCATCATAGATTTAAAGACCACAAGTGATATAAATAAATTCAAGTGGTCAGCAAAATCATACAACTATGACTCTCAGTGTTATATATATCAGACGTTATTTGGTAAGCCATTAGTGTTCTATGTTATAGATAAGCTTACAAAGCAATTGGGAATCTATACACCAACAGAGAACTTTATACTTGGTGGCGAGCAGAAGGTAGGCAAAGCAATCGAGGTATATAAGAAATACTTTAGTAGTGACTCAACTGAGAACATTGACAATTATTTTGTTCAAGAGGAACTATTTTAAGAAACCGTATGAGTAGTGTACAATGCTCAACGTATCAACCTGTTTATTTAGCCCCAAAGGTATTCAGGATGATTAAACTAGATTGGGGTAAATTTAAAACAAAGTAAAATGGCACAAGACGAAAAAATCTTTGCAGAAGGCTTCTCGTTCAAAAGACAAGAGAATGCGCCCGATTTCGTTATCGGAAGAGTATCAATCAAGGTTGATGATGCTATAACATTCATGCGTAAGCATGAGAAAGGTGGTTGGGTAAACCTCAACGCAAAGTATGGACGTAGTGGTAACCCCTATATGGAGTTAGACGTATACGAACCAAAGAAGCAAGATTCTGATACACCAAAAGCAGAAGCACCTAAAAAGAAAGACGCTATATCAAGCGCTAACGATGACCTGCCATTTTAGGTAGAGATTCTAATTATCGATTAATTAAGGGGGAGATGTCTATTTCCCCTTTTTTTACTCTACATATTACTATATATATATATATCTATTATATTATTTTTTTTTCATTACAATTAAGAAATAAAATCGACATTAAAGACACAACCCTTATTAATAAAGGATTTGATGATATCGAATCCGACATAAAAACGACATAAACATGAACACATACAGCATTACCATATTTAAAAGTATAAAAGATACCAACACACCTTTCTATCGTGAGGTTCATCAGATATTAGAAAGAATAAAGGTTGGAGCTACTAAGGAGTTAGTTAAGAAGATACGATTAGAAAAAGATAAGAGTGAGCGTAATGAAATGAAAAAGTTGCTTCCGTCAATTTGTTTCAGTGGTACATTCAACAAACGAGCGGATACATCAATCATTGAACATAGTGGTCTTATCTGCTTGGATTTTGATGGATACCCAAAACAAAAAGATTTATTGCAGGATAAAGAGATGCTTACAAAGAGTAAATATGTTTTCTCAGTATTTATATCTCCATCAGGAAATGGATTGAAAGTATTAGTTAAGATACCAAAAGAAATAGACAACCATACAAACTACTTTAATTCGCTTGAGAAGCACTTTAACTCGCCTTACTTTGATAATACAAGCAAGAACATCAGTCGTGTCTGTTATGAGTCCTATGACCCCTTAATTCACGTTAACGAGAACTCTTCGATATGGGACAAGATAGAAGAGATAGAATACAATGAAGTAATTAAGCATAGAGACATTGCAACTATACCAATTACAGATGAGAATAAGATTGTGGAGATATTAGTTAAGTGGTGGAGCAAGAAGTATCCAATGATAGATGGGCAGCGTAATCACAATACGTTTATACTTGCTATGGCATTTAATGAATTTGGAGTGAACAAGAGTCTTGCATCTTATATTCTAAACCAATATGCAACGGATGACTTTACTGTCTCAGAAATATCAATGACAATAGACTCTGCTTATAGAAACACATCAAGCTTTGGAACGAAGTACTATGAGGATGATGAGAGGATTAGTCAAATAAAAGAAAAGTTAAGAAGAGGAGTATCAAGAAAAGAAATAAAGAGTCAGCTACAAGCCTCAAGTTTTGATGTTGACTTGATTGACTCAGTATTAAATAAAGTAGAAGAAGAAAATTCACAGCAAGTATTTTGGTCTAAAAATGACAAGGGTGTTATTAAAATGATACACATACTATTCAAGAAGTTTTTAGAAGACTCAGGGTTTTATAAATACTGTCCGGAAGGAGGGAAGAGTTATGTGTTTGTAAAGGTTACTAATAATTTAATTGACCATACATCTGAGAAAGAAATAAAGGACTTTATACTTACGCAACTATTAGAGTTAGATGACATTGGGATATATAATTACTTTGCCGATAACACTAGGTTTTTTAAGGAAGAGTTTCTATCTCTACTATCTACGATAGACATCTATTTCATAGAGGACACAAAGACATCAGCTTACCTGTACTATAAGAACTGCGCTGTTAAAATCACAGGTACTGAGATAACAACCATTGACTATTTAGATTTGGGTGGATACGTTTGGAAGGACCACATAATAAATAGGAACTTTAATAGATGTTCGGTAAGTGATAATTTTGATTATAAAGTATTTATTAGAAACATATGTAATCAAGATGAGAATAGAATAAGTACAATGGAGAGCACGATCGGATTCTTATTACACGGATACAAGAACTTATCATTCTGCCCGGCTATCATATTAAATGATGAGGTGATTAGTGACAACCCTGAAGGAGGTACAGGAAAGGGATTGTTTATGAACTCACTAAATTGCATGAAGAAACTTGTAGTTATAGATGGTAAGTCCTTTGCTTTTGAACGCTCATTTGCTTATCAGTTGGTGTCAGCAGACACTCAGATACTATGCTTCGATGATGTCAAGAAACACTTTGACTTTGAGAGATTGTTCAGTGTTGTAACAGAGGGTATGACCTTAGAGAAGAAGAATAAAGATGCGATAAAGATACCATTCAGTAAGTCACCAAAGATTGCTATAACTACAAACTATGCTATCAAAGGAGCAGGTAATTCATTTGCAAGAAGGAAGTGGGAGTTGGAGTTGCATCAGCACTATACCAAAACATATACGCCATTGGATGAGTTTGGTAAATTAATGTTTGGAGATTGGAACGATGATGATTGGTGTGAGTTTGATAACTATATGCTGAACAACCTACAAAACTTTTTAGTAACAGGATTGGTTAAATCAAAATTCGTAAACTTAAAAATAAGACAGCTATCAGCAGAAACAAGTCACGAGTTTATAGAATGGTGTGGATTGATTGATGACCAAGATAGAGAGATTGTTTTAGATGCAGATATTAGATTATATAAAAATGACTTGTATGATAACTTTGTTAGAGAATATCCTGACTATGGACCGCATTCAAGAATGTCTATGAGTAGGACTAAATTTTACAAATGGTTATCTTCATACGCACTGTTCAAGGAAGGTGTGGCTCCTGAAGAAGGTCGTGATGCAAGAGGTAGATGGATTATAATAAGGAAAAAATCAAGTGTCAATGATTGAGAGAATAAGTGGCCGTAGCAATCAATATATGTTAGAGTACTGTGAGACATTGCAGTCTATTGTTGATGCAAAAACAATTACTAAGGTGGGCAGAGGAAAAACGGCCATTGATGTTGAGGTGCATAAATATAATAAGAGTGATGCTATTATCAAGAGTATAGCAGACGGCATTATTTACTATAAAGATTTAGCCATGAAAGATTTAGAATCAAATAAGTTTACGTTTAGAGATTATCAAAAGGATATTATATCAAAGGGTAAAGACATTATACTTGAACATAGGTTCTTATATCTAGCAATGGAAGTGCGAACAGGTAAGACACTTACAAGCTTTGGCATAGCCGATAAAGTAAGAGCGCAAGATGTTTTATTTGTTACTAAGAAGAAAGCTATCAGTTCAATTGAAGCAGACTTTGATACATTGAAACCTTCATTCTCTTTATGCGTAATAAACTATGAAAGCTTACATACGATAGACCCTGACATACCTTGGGACCTTATTATTTTAGATGAAGCCCATGGTATGGGTGCTTTCCCAAAGCCTTCGCAAAGAGCTATGATAGTGAAGAAGTTAATTAAAGCACACAACCCAATGGTGATTTTACTTTCGGGAACACCAACGCCGGAGAGTTATTCTCAGATGTACCATCAGGTGTATGGTATACCAACTAACCCATTCCGTGAGTTCGCTAGTTTCTATAAGTTTTGCAGTTCCTATGTAACCATAACCGAAAAAAAAATCAATGGACTTTTTATTAGGGACTACTCAAAAGGATTGCCGTCTATACTTGAGAAAATGAAACCATATACCATTAACTATACTCAATTAGAGGCAGGGTTTCAAGTTCAGACATCAGAACACGTTATGTATGTTGACTTAAAACAATCTACTTATAAAATAATAGATAAGTTAAAGAAAGACTTAGTTGTTGAAGGTAAGGATGAAGTTATATTGGCAGACACTTCAGTTAAGTTAATGATGAAGCTTCACCAACTATACTCAGGAACGATAAAGTTTGAAAGTGGGAACTCTATGATTATTGATTTATCAAAGGCAGAATTTATAAAAGAAAAATTTAATGGTAAAAAGATCGGAATATTTTATAAATTTAAAGAAGAATTGAATGCATTAAGTCAAGTTTTTGGTGCGGATAACTTGACAACAGAGCTAAGTGTTTTTGATGAGACAAATAAAAACATAGCGCTTCAGATAGTGTCAGGTAGAGAAGGTATATCATTAAGGAATGCAGAGTGCTTGGTGTACTATAACATTGACTTTAGTGCAACAAGTTATTGGCAAAGCAAAGATAGAATGACAACTAAAGATAGATTAGATAATGATGTGTATTGGATTTTTACAAATGGAGGAATTGAAAAAGATATATATAAAACAGTAATAAAGAAGAAAGATTATACCATTAGCCATTTTAAAAAAGAGATGTTATGACAGATGAATTTACAAAACTTGCTATTGACAAGCAAAATGAAATAGCTTCAGGAGAACAATTAACACATCAAGAATATTTAATTTTTAGAAATTGGTATTTCAGTAATAATAAAAACATAAACAGAAGGACTGTTGTTAGAAGTTTTGACTTGTTTTTTGCTTTTTATGGAATGAATGTAAAAATGGTTAGAGATGACGAAGAGATATGACTGAGCAACAAATACAATCTAAAATAATTAAAGAGCTTGAGAGTCAAGGGTACTATGTAATAAAACTTATCAAGACCAACAAAAATGGTATACCTGATTTACTTGTATTACCTAAAAATTGCGATGCTTTCTTTATAGAAGTAAAAAAAGAAAAAGGTGTGGTAAGTACACTGCAAGAGTATAGAATAAAAGAATTAGATACTCACGGAGTAAAAACTAAAATAGTAAAAGGGTATGAAAAATCAAATAATTAATTAACTTCGTTTCTTTTTGTATATTATGGATGAAAAAAGAAGACAGGAAGTAGAGCGAGCAGACAGGATTGCATACCTTATTGGTATCCAATATGATTCATTGACTGTTTTATATGAGACCATATGCGATAAAGAATATGAAGAAGCGAAAAAAGAAATAAAAGTGTTAATGACAGAATTAAGATTAATTTTTAAATCAATTGAATATGACGATTTTTGAAGTAGAAGAAGACTTAAAAAGAGAAAAATTCGCTATAGAAAAATTTGTCAGTATATTTAATGGTTCATATGAAAAGCTAGGCCAATTTGATATAGACTATAAGGTCTTTGATAAAGATAAAAATTTAATAGCTTATGTTGAGGTTAAGGGTCGTATCAAAACAATAGCCAATGCTTACCCACTCCCCATTGCTTTAAGAAAACTTGTTAAGCTATCTGACAAAAGATTAAACCCCGTGGTAATATGGGCGTGTGAAGATGGCATTATATATGCACAAATAAACAACTTAATTGGACAGGTTAAATTTAGTGGCAGACAAGCTAGGGCAAAATCAACCAATGATATGGAGCTGATGGCTTACTATGACAAACAAAAAGATTTTAAATATATTAGATTTTAATCTTAATTATATTTGTTTGTTTTTTTTTTAATAACCGCTACCTCCGTAACCGCTGCCCCCGTAACCACTTCCTCCGTAACCGCTGCCTCCATATTCACCTCCTTCATATTCAGATGATTCTTTTACTTTTTTATTATATTCTTTTTTACCCAATGATTCTTTTACTCTTTTATCATATTCTTCTTTAGGCGTTAGTGGCGTTGCAGAACTCTCTGTTGGATTATAAGGCTTTCCAAATTTATCAGCTTTTATTCTAGCATTTAGTTCTCGTCGTATTTTTGCTATTGGAGCCATTCTCTTTCCATAAGGAGAGTCATCACCAAATACTTTGTCATACTTTTCCTTGTCATCATACTCAAATTCAGTCATTGATTCGTATCCATATTTCTTTGCCAATCTTGTTTTCTCATCGTCTTCCTTCTTATTCTCTTCTTTCCTAAATTCAGGGTCGTTTAATTTTTTTAATTCATAATCTATTATGCTTCTACTTGTTTCATCTTTATAGGTACCCCTCATTCTATTTAGTGTATTTGTTTTTGTTTCTAAAGTAGATGCATCTTCTGCTTCTGTTATTTCTTTTTTCTCAGCATCTTCTTTTAGTTCTGTTTTTAATTCATCATACACCCAATCCATTGTTACTTTTCGTACATCTCTATAAAAAGGCACAAGTCCAACAGACCCTGCCGCTTCTAATCCTAATCTATACCACTCCTTTCTCCTTGTTTCAATTGCTCTATCTTCCGTTGGAGCTTCTTTAAATGCTAGTTTCATACCAAGTGTACCTGCATTAATTACAGGGCCTAATGGACCTGCCATAAGGGCAAGAACATCAGGTATTTCATCAGCCTTTGAGAATTGGTTAAATTGTACTGCGTCTTTAAATGGGTCATATTCTCCATTTCTAAGACCAATATCTTCGCCATATAATTTATTTAATTCCTCTATACCTACATTTTCAAATGCCCTAACGGCGTTACCAAAGTTTCTACCAAAGAATAATGTTGTTGCAGATGATACTGCTGATTGATATAGTGTTTGTAAAAGTGTTTTTTCATCTTCATCTTCATCATCGTCTCCATATCCAAATGCTACACCACCTAAATACATTAGTGCTTCTGAGAATACTTTTCCAAGAGTTAAATATAATGTCATCCTTGCAGAAACTGCTGCTAAAACTTGGATGCCTTCTGCTTCAGTCATACCTCCCCTCCCTATTAATGCATTAACACCTTTTCTTGCTGTAATATATTCTTGAATAGTAAATCTATTCATAAATTGATTGAATGTTTTAAATATTTTTTTTGGAGTATTGTCATCTTTTCTTACAATATTTTGCAAAGAACCCATATAAGCGTTCATACTTGACCCTGCAGTTACGGTTTGACTATCGGCTTTATCTGTCGCTTTTTCTAAAGCGTCTTTATATTTATCCATATACTCTTCATCATTCGCTTCAATTTTATCAAAGTCAGGCTCAATACCTGTTTCTTTTTTGAATTCACGAGAGAATGTACCAAAATAAAGTTGCTTCATTACAATTTGGTCAGGTCTTGATATTAGATTATCTGCTACTGTTTCAACAAGGTTAACCCAAGCCCCCGCAGTATAGTCATAAACTTGTGTGACACCATTGACTATTTTTGACCTTGTCTTTCCATTTTTAGTAGTTCTATCTGTAAAAGAACTTAAATCTACATAATTACTGCTAAGACCACCTTGAGGATAATTTCTTGATGTTACCTTACTTTTTAAATTTGTTAATATATTTTTACCTCTACCTGAGTGTGCTATACCTCTATACTTAAACCCTGCGGCCATGTCCTTTGGATTGTTTATACTAACAAACGCTGCGTTTGATACTAACTCGGCAGTGGACCTTGTTACACTTCCAAGCATAGCTCTATATCCTGCCTTTGTTAAGTATTCGAGAGTAGCACTTGATTGAGCGAAATTTCTTTCAAGTAAATCTCTAGTTGCTGTTTCGTATGCTTCTTCAATAACTGAAAGAATATCAAATTGTTCCCCAACATCTATTTTTTCTTTTTTATTGTTCTCTAGTATTTTTCTTGCATTTAAAAGTGTTTTTCTAGCTGTCCTTATTGGCTCTGTCATATGGTAGTTAATAAGTACTGACTTAGCACTACTATTTACAGCAAAGAAAGGGTCTAGGTTAACAGGACTAACATTTCCGGTTCTTTCCTGAAGGTTTTTAGATTCAGTGCCCGGCTTCATATTATTATTTATATTGTTAATTAAATTTGTCGCCTGTTCTGCACTTGTACTTGGGTCAGAGATTGTATTATAGTAAATATAATTTTTTAAAGGAGTTATCTTATTACCATTTATTACAGTTGCTGTATAGGTGGATTTCTTTGTCATTAAAGAATTTACTTCATCAAAAACTTTAAGCGCATTTTTTTCAGCTTTATTAAAAGAGTTATACAACTTATCTATATCTATTATTTTCTTTTTAGTCTTACCATCTTCTTCAAACTCTTCAGTTTCTTTTCCAAACTCTTCCTTTATAGCTTTCATTTGGTCAATATCCTCTTTGGTATATCTGCTTTTCTTTTTATTTGTTTCTGCAAACTTAATTGTTGCATCCAAAGTCTCCATTGCTTGATGTACTTGTCTTTTATCACCTTTTTGACTATTTGGATTTGAGTCGTGTTCAAGTTGCATCATATATACCATCATTTTAAATTTAGATAGTACTATTTTATTTCCATTTCTATCAAACGAAGATGCTATGGCAGACTCTGCTTTTACTAATTTACCTTGGATTTCTGATACTTCAGATTGGTATTGTTGTTGGCTTACTGCTGATTGGTTAAATACAGAGTTAAATATGTTTTTATTTTTAAAGTCACCAAACTGCTCATCTATATTAAACAGTGGTGTTACATTAACACCATACTTATCTCGTGTCGTAGTGTCCCTTATGCGTTGACTTATTCTTTTAAATATACCCCTTACAGATTTTGGAATACTTTTTTCTAATAATGGGGCATTTTCTTTTGAGTTTAACTTCTCTACCATTTGCTGAGTAGACTTAGATACAAACCCATTATTTATATTATCAAGTATTTTAATTAAATCCTTTAACTCTTTATTATCTAAATTTTCAAGTGACTTTTTAGTTAAAAGTTTAGCTAATCTTTTTGCCAACTCTCTTTCTAATCTAAACTCATCACCAACAATAGAGTCTAATGTTATTGCAGTATTTGTTATCTCATTGATTAACTCTGCTTTTTCATCAGCAATCTCTTGCTCAGTCATCTTCACTTTTACCTTAGCATCTACTATCTTTGACTTGTACTTTTTCATTAAAGTAAATTCATTGTTATTGATGACACCATCTTCTAGCATCTTAGTCAATGTCTTTGCATAATTTACAACTCCATTTTTTACAACCTTATCTGCATAGTTATCATACGCATCTTTTAAATTAGGTAGCATCTCTTCATTTTGCTCAATGCTGTCAAAAATTTCATTTACCTTTTCATTTAGGTCTGCTCTTTCTCCCGGAGATAAAATGGTAGTTCTTTTTGAAAGGTCATCAACTATGTTGTAATAAGAATCAAAAACTTCTTTTGATATTAGCTTTGGATTGATGTTCAACATTCGTGACAGTGAACCAAGCAAGTCAAGGGAAAGGTCCCCAAGTTTTGGGTTATTGCCTATTGTATTATCTTTAGCTTTTTTCCTTTTAACATTTGCCTCTCTAACCTTGGCATCATAGTTTGTAATCTCAATTACTTTCTCAACGTATTCTAAGAACTTATCATACTGAGTTTGATTCTCCACGTTAACACTAACAAGCCTTGTCATAATTGACCTCATGTGAACAGCTGATATACTTTTAAACTTACCCTTGAGCATGTCCTTAATTTTAGCAGCTGCTTTTTCTCTTAAGGTTTTTGATTGTGATTGAGCTTGTCTTATTGCATTTTTAATTTCAGTAGTAAATTTATCAATATCTTTATCTAATGACTCTTCATAAGATTGTGGGTCAACATACGTTGAATCTAAATAATCATTAATTTCTTCAATAAACTCATCAATGGTTATGTTTTCATTTTTATGCTTACTTTTATATTTAGTTGCCATTGCTCTAACAGCAACATTAAAATCATTAGTTTTTATAACTATCTGACGTATTCCCTTTAAAATAAGTTTCAATGTTCCTAATGTAACTCCTGCATCAAGTTTTGCGTATGTTAGTTTATTTAAACTATTGAGTGCAGCAATAGCACCATCTATATAACTTAATAGTGTCTTTTTATTCTCAGGTTTTTCAAGGTCTAAATCTTTAAGTGACTCAACTTCTTCTTTCAACATTCCTATTTGTCGGTCTAAGTCATCTTTAAGTCCATCTAGGTCTTCTTCAAGTTGAGTTTCAATCTCTTCTATATCAAATTGGAACTCTTCTTTTTTATTTTCATTTTTAGTATCAAGAATTTTTGCTTCAATTTCATTTACAGCTTTTCTAGCCTTTTCTTTTGCTTCTTTTATTTCCTTATTTATTGCTTCTATCTCTTCTTTTATGCTATTAATAGCACCCATTCTATCTTCAGTCGTTACTGTTGATTTTTTTGTAGTTTCTGTTGTTGCTTGAGTAGCTGTAGCGGGAGCAATTATTGATTTTTGAATTGCATCTTTAATTTCTGCTAATACTCTTTCTGTTTCTGCAACTGTAGTCATAGCAGGATAATTAATTCCTTTTACAAGCTCTTCAAAAATAGTTTCATTAAAACCATTTGGAACTTTAACATTTACAATGGTACGTCCTCCCTCTCTTCCATCCATGGAAAAACCTTCAATTATAACACCAAGTATACCATCATTAATATAGTGCTTAGTTTTACCATATCTTCTTAATTTACTTAACTCTTGACCTTCATCACCCATCCTTAAAGAATTGTCATCAGTGATAATAATTTCCATTCCATTTCTAGTAGTAGATTTTACATTAAAATTTAAAACTACAGGTTCAGCTTTTGCCGTTGGCTTCTTAACAGGTTCTGCTTTAGGTTCAACTATAGGTTCTGCTTTAGTTTCAACTACAGCCTCAACCTTTGGCGCTTCTGCTTTAACCTCAGTTACAGGAGCTTTCGCTTCTTTAAATCCAACGACCCTTGTTTCTAAATTACGATTCGCAAGATAATCTTTAGCTTCTTTTAATGTTTTACCTGTAAACTCTTCGCGTCCTTCAGTTTGTGTTCTTACAACCCATTTACCACCTTCTTTAATTATATCTAGATTGCTAATTTTTTCTGTATATAAATCTTTATTTATTTTTTCTATTTCAATAGCATCATTTTCATTTTCTATTATTTTTGGATTTTCTTTACTATACTCTTGTTTTGTACTTACCGGAACTCCAAATGCAGTTAACTCTACAGCTTTAGGTGGTGTAACTTTCTCATCAATATAGACCCTTGATTTATTTTGAGTCTCAACAAACTTTCTTCCTTTATCGTCAGTTTGTATTTTTAAATCAGACTCTATTTTTTGCCTTGCTAATTCTGAGTCTCCTCTTTTTTTAAGCTGTACTTTTACTGTTTGTTTCTTTTCATTAACAACTACAACAAACTCAGCAGGCTTACCATTTTGGTCGACACCACTTACCCTTGGGCTTTTATCAGTAGGTTCTCCCTTCTCAGCTTTCTTCTCGTCCTCTTTTATTTTATTTTCTCTAGCATTTAATACTGCATCTGCAGATTTTATTTTTGCTTGAAGAGCTTTTATCTCTATTATTTGAGCTGCGCTTGGTTTTTTAAGTTCAAGTAAAGGGTTTAATTTAGAAAATTGAAGTTGTCTCATGCTTCTAATTACTTCACTCGTATACTCCTTAATTTTATCCCACGAAAACTTAGTAGGTGCGCCTTCCTTAGCCTCAGTTACAGGTGCCGTTACTACAGGTGCTACTACAGCTTCCTGCGTAGGCTCTACAACAATTGGTGCTGCTTCAACTTCAAGAGCAGGTGCTGTTACTACAGGGGCTTTTCGCACTCTAGCTGCCCTAGGCGCTTTACCCTTTTTTCCTTGAGCTTTTTCAGCTGCAAGTGACATCTCCTCTCTTATAGTTAAATTCTCTGCTTGTGGTGTTGCCTCCTCTGAGACCAATTCTTGCGTTACAGGAGCTAATTCTTGTGTTGGTGCGGCTTGAGCATTTTCTACGGCTTTGAACTCATTAATAATCATTTCAAAATACCCTATTCTTTCAGGTATAGGTGTCTTACGTGTAATTTCTTGCTGTAATTTAGATTCAAAATATGCTAATGGGTTTTCGTTTAACTGATTCAATTCTTCTTTCTCCGACTTTATCCAATCTTCGCTTGAGGGGTCTTCTGATTTTTGAAATCTTAATATTCTATTTTCTATGTTTTCCTTAGCGTTATTTATGCTAAAATTTAATGTCTCTTCAGCTGTTAAATATTCTTTATCCTTGAACCTTTGTGCTTGGGCTTCACCTTCTTTGGTAATGACTTCAAGTTCTGTTTGGGGTTCTCCTTGGACCACTTCTTGCGTTAAAGGGGCTAACTTATTTAACTGCTCTAATTCTAGCTCTGCTGCTCTTCTAATTTGAATCTCATCTCCAACCGTTATTGTTCCTTTATCATTCCTTTCTTGCGATAAAGCTAACTCTAACTCTTCTTTTCTTTTTTGACCTTCTTCGGTAATGACTTCAAGTTCTGTTGTGGGTTCTCCTTGGACCACTTCTTCGCCAATTGTGGTTGTTGGCTGTACAAGTACTTCACTTGCTGTTTGCTTTTGAATGGCATTTTCTTCTATTTTAGTGATTATTGTTTGTAACTCTGTCTCTGCTTCTTCTCTACTTACCCTTTTACCATCAATCCTTACGGTTTTTGATGTGCCTCTTCCTCTTCCAAGTGCATATTCTATATCACTCGCTCTATCTGCTAAGTTATCTTCTTGTACAAGAGAAGGTAGCTCCTCTAGCCTTGTATTTATTTCAGCTATTCTATCATTTCTCTTTTTACTTAAGGCCGGGTCTTTACCTTCAATCTCTATTAATAATCTTCGTTTTTCATTTATTAAATTAAAGGCTTCAAGCTTTGCTTGTTGAGGTAGGTTCTCATCTATTGAATTAAATACACCCGCTACTAAGTCAATGTCATTTAGTGCAGCTTGCGCCTGTCTCTTTGACATTCTTCCTTCTAGCATTTCTGTCTTTAATTTTGTCACAATAAGCTTCTTAAATTCTTCATCCGAAGAAAAGTCCTCAAAAAACTTTAAGTCATCTTGGTTATATAAAGATATTTTACCTGTAGCCAATCCCTGCGCTCCTACCATAACTGTAGACATAGCGAAACCACCTATTGCCTCTGCTAATGCTCCTTCACCAACTGCTAATGCACCTTCTGAAAAAGACTGAGGAGTGCCAAATGCTTCGCCTCCTGTTAGCTCTGTTAAATCTTCACCGGTATAAGCAGCTCTTATAGAGTTATATGCTTTTTTTATTCCAATGTCGGCAACTAATGTTTGCATTGCTCCTGTCTCTCCTTCTGCTAATGTACCACCAACAACTTTTAATACTCCTTTACCAACTAAACTTTTAACTTCTTTATTTACTATATTTTCAATTACTTCTCTACCCAATTTTTTTGGAAGAGCCTTTGCCATATTTCCTAAAATATATTTTCCTAAAAGAGCTGATTGTCCTTTTGTCATTTTACTTATACCAAGGTTTTCAAGGTACCCCATAACAGCTGCATATGGAACAGCCACTAAAGCCCTTTCTCCTTTTGTTGTCGTTTCAAAGTCAGGGTCTGAAAGCATCTCTTCTTCAATCGCATTGTATGACATATTTGCCATACTTGCAAATGCTGCTACTTGTCCCACGACAGGTATAGCCCTTGTTAGCATTGAAGGCAATGATGCTGCTACACCAACTAAAGCATTTTCAACAAACCCAAGCTGTGACTTTGACTCTTCAGTTGTTAAATCAGATCCAAAACTCTGTATAATTGATTTTTTAAAATCCTTTCTAGCTGCCAAGTCTTCTTGATTAATCCTTATGTTTTTTATTTGTTCTTCGTTATATCCTTTATTTTTATAATATTCTTTTTGTTGCGGAGTTATAATCCTAGATTGGGCGCCTATAATACCTTCTCCTATCATATTGTTCACGTCAACACCCCCTCTTCTTATATAGTTAAATTTATCTATTATTTCGGCTGCGTCAACCACAAATGCATTAACTAAGTTACTCCCAAAACTACCATACTTTGCTTTTTCTGTAGCATATACTCCCGCAAGAGCGTTCATTTTTTTTTGGTTTGAAACAACACTCTCTGCGGAAATAGCTAGTTTTTTTGATTCTACTAAAATAGCTTCTGCGCCAATATCAAATTGTTCTTGTGTTATTAAACCTTTTGATGCTTGTTCTCGTAATTTTGTTTCCTTTGCAACGAGGTTATTCTTAGCGCTCATTAAGTCATATTGTGAGTTTGAAAGATTTGTAACATTGTCTCCAATAACATCTCTACTAAACCCACTTTCAATCGCTAACTTTGCCTCTCTCGCTCCTGCGTAATCACCGTTTCGTTTTTTTATTTCATAATCATCAAGCAGTAGTGAATACCTATCTTCTTGCTGTTGTTCAAATTTACTTTTCTCAGTATTAAATAACTTCCATTCTTCGCTATTGTATAAATCATCTTGCATTATTTTTGCATTTTCCGCAAGCTTCTCTCTAGTTTCTTCAGTGTCATACACTAAACCAACAGCCCAACCTGCTATACCATAGTCAGAAAATGCAAACCCTGATGCCTCTTTTTGTCGTCTTGATATCTCTTCTTTTTTTTGAAGATAAGTTAGCTCTTCAAATAATAATTTATATTCATTTGAACTATACGGTTTCTTGCTTAAATCTCTATTGTCTGCTATAAAACTTTGTAATATAGTTGGCAACAGTGCATTCTCATTTTCAAATGAAGCATTGTTTCTTAAAAAAGATTGTAGTCTAACAGCCTCATCACCTGATTTTTCATCAAATGAAAATGTCATTGCCGCTGCGCCATTTTTAGGAGTCACCTTTATATAATCTGTACCAAACCCTGTTTGCTCAAATTCAAACCCCATGCCCCCAAACTTGTTTTCTAAAGCTGTTTGAGCATCCTCTTCTGTCTTAGAAAGAAAATCTGAATTAACACTAAGAAATGGGTCTATTACACTTGGCTTAACTTCTATTGGAGCAACATCAGTTGATAAGTCTCTATCGTATCTTTTGTTTAGAGCAGATATACTTGAAGCATTTGTTATCTTTTCATATTTAGAATCCCCTTGTACTAATCGCTCCCAAAAGCCATCCTTTACTCTATATCTAGTATCGTTTACTGCTATACCTAATCCGGGGTCAAAAGACACACTCTTACTATAATCATTTCTACCATAGGGTCTATCTTGGCCCTCTATAAATGCTTTTACACCTGTTGCCTGTTGATTTTTAGTATTAAAGAAATCATCATATTCATCATATATCTTACTTAAAGGCTGTTCCTTTCCACTAAGCTCAATAGCTTCTGCATCCTTCATTTCCTTTCGAAATCCTGTAGCCTGTAATTGCTTTGCTTTTTCTTTGTCTTCTGCTGCCTGTTTAGCTGCAAGCTCAAAAATCAATGGGTCAGCGCCAATTTGGGTAATTCTGTCGATTTGGTTTTTAGTTAGATATTCCGAAGAACCATCTGCCGAAATGGATACCCCACCGGGACTTTTTTTTTTAATAAAAGGATTTGAAAAAGAATTTGAAACACCCATTAACGTCTTGAATGATTCAATGTCATCACTATAACCTCCCGACTTAAAAATCTCATAAGAATCATTTAACGCATTTGGATTAGATGCTATTAATTGCTTAAAATTGTCAATAGAACCACTGTACCCGCCTTGCGAAAACATTTGATATGCGTCATTTATTGCTTGGTCATTCATTTATATATTATTTATATTTTTTTTGGTTATTTCTCCCAAGAATATTTAAACTTTTTCTCTTCGTCATATTTCCCCGTTTCAATTGGAGCTGCTACTCCCGTTGCACTATTATCATTTAATGCATCCCCTGCATATTGTTGGAATGTTGTTAATGCCGCTCTTTGCTCATCAGCGGTCAATCCAAGACTATTTAAAACCGACTTCGCATAAGCGAGAGGAGTTACATCTGCCCCGGAAAAGTTATTTTGCTTTCCTCCAAATGTTATATTCATATCTTTCCCCGTCTTATTAAGGCCTGATATTCCTCCATATAATTGACTTAAACTAGCTCCTGCATTTTGTACCAAACTAGCATTTGGAGATGTAAGTAAAATTGCTAATTGCTCTCCTGCATTTCTGCCTTTTTCAAGTAATAATTTTTTCTGCTCTGCATTTGCAAGAGACCAATCAGATGGTCTTTGAACAGGAGGAGCATCTCCTAAAGCAGCAATAACTTGCTTACCAACTTTTCTATCTATTTTTTCAATCGTTTGCACAGTCATATATTCAAGAGCTGCTTCTCGTTGTTTTTTACCATTCTCTGTTGTGAAATCAGGGATTGGCATTCCGTCTCCCCCTCCTTTGACAACCATTAATATTTTAAATGGGTCTGCTGCAGCCTCTGCCTTATCATAAGTAAAGCTATAATCAACAGTATTTCCTTGGGCATCAAACAATATATTGTTTGTTAGTATTGAAGATACTGATGTTGGATTGACTAATTCTGAGCCTATCCTCTTTTTTAATGCGTTATCAAAACCTTCTTTTATTGCCTTATCCTGTGTATCTGTAACGGTACCTGTTTTCAATCTATTCTTTGCAGCTGCATAATCACCAACGATCTCGTCTCCTAGTCCCTCTTCAATTTTTGTTGCAACTCCATCTGAATCAAAGTAGTCATACTTTGCTTTTATTCTATTTGATAAATTAGCAGCAGAAACGGTTTCATATGTACCATCTGCTTTTTTCATGCTCATTAATACCAACCCTGTTTTAGGGTCAATAATTGGCTTAGATGTTTTATAGTTATCATATGACCCTGCTTGTTCCATAAGCCAAGACTCAGCTTCTTGTGATTTATTTAATGGGTCAGTTGAGTTCATTCTTTCCATCTTCACCTTATACTCAGCTTGATACTCTGTAGCTAAATCAAAAATTGTGCTTGTTCCATTTTTAACATTTTGCATAAAAATAACATTATCTCTTTCTGATATCATACCATTTTTAAATGCCCTCTGATTATCTAACATTTTCTTTTGCATATCCGATGAATAAGCAGATGTCCATGTAGTTAAATTGTCATCATCTCCCGTTGGGTGTTCATCTAAGTATTGATTGAATGCCCTTACCTCGTCATCATACGCCTCTTTCTTTGCTTTTCTTACAGCGACTTGGTCTGTAATCATATCAGACATACCAAGACCAATATCAGCCCAATTTACTTGGCTGTCAATGTCACGCTCTTGATATTTATAAAATGTTTTTGCCATTATTTATTTTGTTTTATCGGATTGGTAATTGTATTTGAGGATAGAAAGGATTTATAGGATTACTTTGTAAGTTAGTATTATACATAAATGGATTTTGTTGGTCTTGATTCAAAGTAGGCATTCCTGTTCCGAATGGATTAAATTGCATATTTGAACCTGTTGACGTTAATTGAACTCCTTTTGGATTTAACACAGCATTTCTAGTGTCAACGACACCTGAACCACCGGTATCTGTTTTTTGCTTCCCATACAAAGGAACCAAATTAGCCGCTTGTGTTGCTGCACTTGTAACTCCTGCAAATCCTTGCTCCATAGCAGCAGCAGACATTTCTTGAGCATTAGCAGCAGCCAATTGAGCACCCTCAACTTCGCCTAAATCTAGTTGTGTATTTAAGTCTCTTAGCCTAGCGTCTTCAGCAACCTTTAATCTTTCAATCTCAGTTAACTCTTTGCCCATTGCTGTTCTAATATCTCCTTGAGCTTCATTTTGCCCCATCTGTACTCGTCCTGCAGTTGCAGCAGCGCCTCTCTCAGACTCTTGACCTGCCTGTGTAGCCTGTGTTCCTTGAGCAAGCATTGCTTGTCTCGCTAACTCATAAGGCTCCTTTTGAACGGATAATGCATCCATATAGTTTACCTCAAGTCTCTTTCGAGCTGCGAACATTGCTTTATCAGCTTCCTGTTCTGCTTGTTTCTGTAATTTTTTTTGCTTATTTGCTTGGGCAAAAGACATCGCTGTTGTCGCTACAGTTGATGCTATTCCTATTATTGCTCCTACCATGTTATATTTTTTTAGTAATTTTTCTTAGTAACTACAAAGATATAAAAAATTAAGGGTAACTTTTCATTAACTCTGATTCTGCTGAAAACAATTCTATTTTTGTATCAAAACTATTTGAAAGAGTAAATAAACAGTAATGACCAAGTACACCATGTGACTCTGCAACTGAGTTTTTACTAAATAAGAAATACTCCGTTTGAGTAGGGATAGGAGTGGTCCATATAGGAGTGGTATCAATAATAATATAGTTGTCTCCTAAAGGATAGTTCTGAATAACACTAGTTACTATACCTGCGCCTATTGCACCTGCTGAAAAGTAAACAATGTCACCAATGCTTATTATGCTCCCTATTGCTATAAGAGGGGTTATTGAGAAGTTTATAGTTGCCGTACCTACACCAAATACAACTGATAAACTATTGCCAATTCCATTTACACTTCTTAAAGGATACTCTTGTGGACCCATTGGTATTGCACCATCATTTCTTACAAATGCAAACCAAGTCGCTTCTTTCCTTTCAAACCATGCTTGCTCTATATACCCTGTATATTGTAAGTCAGTAGTTAAGGTTGCAGACCAAGGTGCATCACCTACCAAGTCCATTGTCTTAAATAATTTATTCTCAAGAGGTAAGTCATTTAATACACTTGTAAGTCCTGTTGGGGTAAATGGGTCTAGTGGTGGTACGTTTTGTGCGCACCATGTGGTATAGAACGTGTTTCTTTTAATGTTTACGCTATGCCTATATAAATTACCCCCTTTAAATGAATAGAAATAATTATTCATGCCTATCATCCAATCAGGATTATAAGAATAGAATGAAGGCCATCCTTGTGCATTTGGGCTATATGTAAGTGTTTTAAACATGTCTATTTACAATAAGTAAATGGTTCTAATATCCAATATCCAAGAACAAGGTCAAGATACCAATACCTGCAAATGGTGCCGTCTGAATAGTACCCTTCTGCTGCTGCATATAACATAGATGCGTCACTATAAATGTATGTAGCGCTTGCCAAATCTACTGAATTTAAAAAATATGTTGCCGGCATAGTATTGCTTATTAGTTATGCAAAATTAACATTTTTATTTTACTTAACCGCAATTACATTCTATCGGGGTAAATATTAGATTTTCAACATAGTCAATACCTAAACTCACATCAAAGTACGAGATAACACTAGACATACAGTATTCATATGTTTGTCCTGCAAGGAAATTAAGCGTAGTTGCGCCTCCACCGCATAGAAGTTCACCTGTGAATGCTATATCTTCTCCTCCCGAGTTAAATATGCTATAAGACTGACATTCTGCACAACAATAGCAACCTATATATGTATATGTAAATCCGGGGATTCGCTCAGGGATAAGGAAGTCCCTAGCACATATAAATATACCTGCGTCTCTAGGGAACGTATAACTTACAGGGTCAAACTCTCCAATAACAGCATTAAGTCCATCACAATTAACATACTGAACACCAAAATAAGACTCTCCGGTATTATTTACTACCAACCATGTTCCGCACTCACAAACCGAGCATTCGAGACAAGCGACATCACAACTCACTTCGCTATAACATAATTCAACCTCAGTGGTACTTCTTAAGTCCCAAATCAAATAAAGATTATCAAATAAGCTTGGCACAGAAAAAACTGCGGAGTTCTGATTTCCAACAGTTACTATTGGAGTCACAACATTTGCTATTGATAGTAGTGTTGCTATAGCTGCAGGTGTATTTGGATAATTAATATTTGTGGTTGTCCATAAAAATCTATTCGGAGGGTCAATAAAGTCATAGTTATCAAACCCAATTTTATTTGTATATAGTGTCATATCTACTCCGGGGTAAGGGAAGCTACCCTGTCCTTGGAATCCTACCGCTGCATTATAATATGAAACAAGTGGAACAGCTGTACCTGAAGCAAATGTAACTTGATTGCTCTGTAATGGAGATGTATAAGGTATTGTTACATCAGTATAGTTATATTGATTATGAATGAAAAATCCTGCATTGCTATTATCAGTAATTACTACCTCAATTAGTTTTATTTTTTCACATTCTTGACATTCATTGTTTATATCAAATCCAATTGTTGAACCTGCAGATATAATTATATTAATTTCAAGAGTAAGAACAGACGGATTATTTACATTATAACTAACAGTATCTATTCCGACACTTGTTATTAATGTTGAAGTTGTTGTTCCATCATAGGTAGCTGATACAGTAAAGCTTCCTCCTAAAGATATAGATGTTGTTGCTATGGTAATAGTTCCAATTCCAATACAATCATTTAATTCAATACAATAATTTATCTCTCTATCCGTTGAGTTAGAAGAGTTGTCTATTGAAAATGTATTGTCTTGGTCGCAATCAAAACACTCCGTTACTATTGGGATACTAATGTCATTGCTAGTCAAAACATATTCATTCATATACGGGTCATATCCTCCAAGTTTCTGTGTAGTCTGTGAATAGATAAATTCATCTCTAAACCATGTTCGCATACCAAACTCTGATACCACCTGTAACTTATCGTTTTGTGCTGAGTCTCCTTGGAGCTGTATAACAGCGCCTCTTTTTACATCAGTGAAATATCTATCAGCACCCCATTGAACATAACTTTCAGGGTTGTGGCTTATGCCAAACTTTTCAGTTCTTGCAATCTGAGTACCCAATACTTCAGGTACAGCAAGTAGCGCTCGCCCTGCACCTGCATCTGACAATAAATTCTTGCCTGCTAATACATACGATATCTTATCTTCTTGGATACATAAAACATCAGTCTCTCTACCATCTAATATATAGATATACCCAAAAGATGACTCTAAATATTTATAGTTTAGAAGACCTAAATTAAACTCATTAAGCTTATTTAGATTTGACTCAGGGTTATATACCCCACTATAAGTAATATCCGAGAACCTATGCGCTTCTTTGTAGTCTTGCGCAGAGACTGAGGTTACTCTTTCCCCAAGATTAAACTCTCTACCAATTATTGAGTCTCTAATTTTATAACTCTCCACTCCATTTCCAAATGAAAAACAATTGAAAAACCCTGTATTTATAATTGCAGGTTGTCCCATTAAAAAGTCTTGATTTTGAACATTTCCTTCATGCTCTCCAATAGACGTAATCCCAAACGATAAATTGTTTTCAAAGAATACATCAGGCAAGGCATCTATTGGAGCTGTCTCAAATACAAAGTCAGGACTAACAGGTGCTCTACTAATCTTAAATCCAAGCCTAGAAATTGAGTCACTAAAAACAGTACACTGAACTGTCCCTGACATCCAAAAAGTTAAGCGGTTATCAGCAGGGTCTCTATTAATATATAATCGCATTATATTAGCTGCTGCACCCGCAGTAACAAAAGTATTCATGGCTGATTCGCTATTATTAAAACTTCCCATATAAACGATACTCATACCGGTAGACGGAAGGGCTATTAGCGCTGACATAATAGTTGAAGTATTAAATGTAAACCAATCTTCTAAACTATTATAGTCATTTGTTGCAGTAAAATAAACATACGATTGTGACGAATTTACCTCTTTTTCACTACAGTCAAAAGTACCTTTTCTATATGTATATACCATTATTCCTATAACAGAACCTGCAGGAACATCTATGTCAGTCCAAGGTGGGCCACCGGGCTCAGACCAATATACTCTAGTTATTTTTACTCCACTATTAGAGTCTGTATATGGAGGTATAGATGGGATTGTTGCTGCAAAATTAATAGTTTCTAATCTCATGTATACACCCGGGAATGGAAAGGCTTGAGAGCCCTTTTCTAAAACAGTAGTATACACACATTCTTGTGTTGCTCCATTTGAGTCTTTTTTTACAATAAGCCTATCTCCTACCTCAACCTTTTGTTGATTTTCTCCCTCAAGTAAAAACCAATATAAGCTGTTATTTGCGGTATCTATATAAAGTAATGTTGAGTATACTGTTTGATATCCTTCTTGGTCAGGCTTTATTACAAACTTATATCTAGTTGCCCAATATGGAGCTACTTGTGAAGTAGGTATAGTTACCCTTATTGAGTTTTGATTTACAGATGAAGAACAAGGAGTATAAACAGTATTGTCAACTGAAACAAGAGCTGTTGATGAACGAAGGAAATCATCCATATAAACTATTCCCACCTCATATCCTCTATTGCTATGCAAACTTCTTATTTGCCCAACTTTTGAAAATGTAACAAACTCATCTATTATCTGATAATACTCATATCCATAAGTTCCCGGACTAGTTAATTGTTCGTATTTAGTTGCAACTATCTGCAAGTCTATATAACTATTTAGGTTACTTGATATTATTTTTATTGGTTCAGCCACAGCATTAATACCTGCCGCTCTTTTTTCAAAATTAAACGCTAAATTTACGGGCGTTAAACAATTAAATCTATCAGTCAATGTATACCCATCGCAAGATGTTGGATTTGAAGGGATAGGGTCATACACAGGAAGTATATTAGCAACCGTACCAATCCAATCTTGGAACTCAACACTTTGTGCTAAATCATATGGACTACTATAACTTGATGTTAAAAAAAATGTAGCTGACACAAAAGTATTTGGTGTCACACCCATTAAAAATGGACTGCCTGTAAAACTTTCATGAATAAACTCAATGCTAATTCCAATAGAAGCTCCTGCTATTAAATTAGACGCATATGGAATTAAGTTAGCAAAGTCTATTCTTAATATTGAAAATGGAACAGTATGACTGCCGTCAATAAGATACGTTGATGTTTGTTTTGACGTTAATAATGCTTCAAATCCTATTACCTCTTGAATTAACGCTGTCTCATAAGTAAATTGAACAGGGTTTCCAAGTGAAGTCACTAAGTCATATCCTTCAATATAATTACCATACATTAGCCTATTACCCATAAGGGTTTGTGCTTGAGCAAATCTTGGGACATTATCATATAACCTTAATAACTCAGACTCAGGAAGAGTAGTAAATATCTTACTATTATCAAAGCTTATTGATGTATATATATTATTTGGTATCCCTAAGTCTTGTTTATTTTGTTTTTCAATTATCTTAATTATATTGCTTTCTGACTGCTTAAATAATAAATCTATACCAACAACAAGAGAGTCACCTGTATAGTAAGTTACCTTACAAGCATTAAATGAGTTTATCATTCCCTCATTTAAGTATGCCTCTACAGTTACCTCAAATCCATTTGGAGCGAAAGCAATATCAGACCACTGCGAAGTAGCTGAATACTCTCCATCAGCATATAAATACCTATAAGCAAATGATATAAACCTCTCTTCTAAAAAGTTTTGTTGACCAACAGTATTTAATAATTGAACAGTTGGAGACTCAGTAGGTGGCTTCTTAATAACAAGTAGTGACTCTTCAAGTAGCAATGCTGCTGCAATACCACCCGCATCTGTTAATGGAGCACCTGATGGCACAGCATAATTTCTATTTATATTTATTACTCTTGGAGCATTATAGTTATCCGTAAAAAATAATAAGTTCTCTATTTTATTTACTCCTGTAATAAGATACTTTGGATTAAAATTTAGAGTTGTATTTATGTTACCACCATTATCTATAGTGATAACGTGATAAGTAAGGAATGAATTATTTGTGTTAAAAGATACAAGTAAGTCAAGCTTACCCGTTAGTCCTAATGGAAAATTTGGGTCATGTACAAACCAATATACTGTCTCCATTGCTCCATCTTCATAAGCACCAATGCACCTTGCATCTACGCTTAAAGGAGTATTTAGAAATTTTAAGGCTGTTAACGGAACATTTCCTTTTGTGTTTTCGATAACTCCAAATTCAGAGTTTTCCGTTGAACCCATACGCACGTTCATAGCGTCAATGTACTCGCCATTTGGAACAACTCTTTCATCAAAAGTTTTGTTCATTTTTCCTGCAACAAAATTCCTACTAAATTTCGGCATACTATTTTAGTATTTTATCTAAGCCCCTTAAGTTCATTAAAAGTCTTCCGGGGTGAATATTACTTATTCTTATCTTAGCATTTCTTAATAATGCTTGCTTATCTTTTTTGGCTCTTTGAATAACATATTCTTGAACGCCGAATTTAGCGTTTAAAACCTCATATTTTATGTAAGCATAAATATAAGCCTCAAATAATTTATTTATTGTTATTAGAGAATTGTCTCCATTCTCCATACCATCTGAAACATATTCAAGAATACATAATCGCTCTGACATTCCTGAATCAAAATTAATCACACCTGCCTTTTTATCTACATTAAATGTAGGGTTAGCATTTGCGGTCTCTGTATTCAGTCCATATCTTGTTCCAATTGCATAATCAAAATACCAAAAACCATCTACATTATACCCTGCTTGATTATCAAATTGATTCCCTTTGTTTAGATAGATTGATTTTTTTGTTCCTGTAATTCTATCATAATCTATAGCTGAGTTCTGAGGAGATAAAGCATTTCCATTTTGGTCAAACAATATATTTGAAAGGTTATCTTGAAGGTATGCTCCTGAAGATAATGTCTGTATGTTTTCACTTAATGGTCTTAGAACGCCATTCTCATATACCGATATCCTTACCCAATTTACATAATCAGATGGTAGAATATATCGTAATGTATTTGGAACATTTAGTTCTAAAACTTTTATCTCTTTAAACGCATCGTAGTTAAGCTCTTGAACAGCACGCTTTGCGTGGAACAATATCTTGAACCTCTCCTCATTATTTACTAATGAGTGGTTTCCCGAATACATTAAAAGAAAATTAGTTACAACATCAGCTAAACTAACATATTGATAAGACCCCCAATTTAAGTCTTCAGGGTTATTACCATTATTTTCATAATATTCGTATTGTGATATATATGTCATATTTTACTATTTATTGTTGCATACTAAATGATGGCTGTTCATGTTGTTCTTGAGCCATTGCATATTGAACAACATCCGCTTCACGAATTGATACTCCACAATACTGACATATCTTCATTACTAACTTATACCCATCTTCAATTGGTAATTCAAAGTCTTGGTAATCAAGTTGTGATTGGTCAAATACAGGCTCACCATTTGCTAAAGAAATATATGTCCATTTAGGGTCTTTAGGATATCTAAAATAATCATTTCTTACTGCTCCATAACCCTGTATGCTTATAGGATATAAAGACATATAATCACTTATATTTGTATAAGATGGATACATCAATGTTGGACTTGTAATCGATGAATTTTGCAATAAAAGTATTTTACTATTTGAAACCTTTTCAGCTTCAGAATAATTTGAACCTGAATATATTGCATATTTTTCTCCTGCTAATAAATTCTGAAAAATATTATCTTGTAAGTCTAATGTATCTACTGAAGTAGTTAAAGACTGTACAGTAGAGCTTTGGAATGTTGTTAAGTTTAAAACAATATCTCCAACTTTAACGCCTAAAGCAGGAAAGTTTACTGTTGCATCTATTAATTGAAAGTTGGATTGTGAAGTGTTTGTTCCATTAATTATTTTTTTTGTATATACAATTACTTTATTAATCATATATGCAGAACTACCAACAGTAGTTGGTGATGGAAGATAAAAATTATTAGTTAGATTACCTGAAGTTGAAAGTTGTGGGAAAATGAAATCACTTTCTAAAAAACCTTCCATTACTTCCATAATAGGTTTACTAATATCTGCGTAATCAGAACCTGATGACCTTGCATTTTCAGCTAATATTGATTTATTATAGCTACTAAAATACTCTTCGTAAAGTTCCATTTGCGCATTAGTTGCATATAAATTAAAATCAGATGGAGAAATATATCCATAGTTATTTTTATTTAATATGGCTATTACAGTGTTTCTTACGGAGTTTATCATTACAGACATACGCTATTCTTTTTACAAAGATAATAAAAAAAAAGGCACTCTATTAAAGCGCCTCTTTGTTTCTAAATTAATTAATATTACGCTATAGAAATATTTGATACTGCATAAGGTAAATTTTCAACAGTGTATAAAACATTTGTCCACGATGTTGTCAAAGCAGCAACAACTGCATTTTGAATTGCATCACGCATAGTTTCATCACCTGCTCCTGCTGTAGCATGTGTAATTGTTACAACATCTGTACCTGTAGATGATTTGTAATGAATCCCAACTGTTGTTGTAGAGTCTTGCTCAATTAATACAATACCTGTTGCAGATACTATTTGTACTTGTTGA